CGATGAAACAGCAGGCCACTAGCGCCCAGGCTCTATGCGAAGGAAACAACATCATTTATAGTTGCAACAGACTATATGCTGACTACATCTACTTAGACACTGATGAAAGACGCCGCTTCGCGCAGGTAAGCCACGAATACCTCATTGAACAGGTTCAGCACCAGAACTTCAGAAACACTGGTGGCTCTCTTGACCTCAACTTCAACCACCCCGTTAAGGAACTTATCTGGACTGGTGGCCAGAATGACAGAACTGGTCTATTCGGTATCCTACCGGGTGGCACAGCTGACTATGAATCACACGATTACTACAGAGCTAATGGAAGACCTGGCTCTGGTGTAACCTACCAGCTTAAATTAAATGGTCACGACCGTATGTCTCTAAGACCATTAGAATACTTCACCAAACAGCAGGTATACGATTACCACACCGGTACCCCTGTCGGCTCGGGTGACTCGTATGTCCTCAATACATCATGTGGATTATCCTATGCTTTCGGTAGTGCTTCCGGCACTCGCACATCGACCTGCCCAGATTGGCTACTCTCGGAACCTATTAAAGCGGGATCCCATTGCACGGATATATCCGAGGCTGATGGATGGCTCGCCGAGAACAGCGCTGTATGGGCTGTTTCCCAGCAGACTGGTCCAGGTCAAGCTTCCAACGATGCCATTGCTGTTTACTCGTTTGCCCTCAAACCTGAAGAACACCAGCCATCTGGAACTTGCAATTTCTCGAGAATTGACAATGCTCAGCTCGTCATCAATGGCGCGCCTAATGTCCAAGTTGGTAGCAAGAACTGCTGCTGCTGCGACCAGTATGATGTCTATGCTATTAACTACAATGTCCTCCGTATCATGAGTGGTATGGGTGGTCTTGCCTACAGCAACTAAGTAATTTAACTAGAGTATTAATTACTAAGTAATTTAAATTTTTAACATAATATTTTTTAATATTATAATATTTATAATAGTATTATAATGGGTGGAGGATTAATGCAATTGGTTGCTTATGGTGCACAAGATATATATTTAACAGGTAATCCACAAATAACATATTTTAAGACAGTTTATAGAAGACATACCAATTTTTCAATGGAGTCTATTGAACAAGTTTGGTGTGGCGACGCATTATGTGGTAGAGCAACATCTACTATAAGTAGAAATGGTGATTTAGTCTATAAATTATATTTACAACAAACTATTAATGTTATAAATACAAAGGAAAGTAAGAATAATGTTTCTGAACAAATTATAAAGAATGGTGGCGCTTTTGTATATAATCCAACACATACAGGTATAGAACTTGTTGAAGTTGAAATAGGGGGACAAATGATTGATAGACAATCTGGAAAATGGATGGAAGTATATTCTCAATTAACAGAACCAAATAGTGGTGGTAATTTAGGAATAGTTGGACCTAATACGGGTACTAAATTCCAAAACATGTCTAGAGGTGGTGGTGTGATTGTAACAAGTTTTGGAAGTGTAGTTGATAAAGTTGGTTCTGGACAATCAAATGCTATTGTTATATCACTTGATGATATTAATGAAGATACTAATACTAAATTTGATGCTTATGTTCCATTACGATTTTGGTTCTGTATAAATCCTGGGTTAGCTTTGCCTTTAATAGCTTTACAATATCATGAAGTTAAGGTTAACATAGTATTAAAGAAAGATGCTACCGATAATAATGCTTTATGTTTAGGAAATAAATTAGAATATGAATGCAATAGATTATTTGCCGATTACATATATTTAGACACAGATGAAAGGAGAAGGTTTGCTCAAGTAAGTCATGAATATTTAATTGAACAAATTCAACATCAAAAATTTTTAAATACTGGTGGTGATTTAAATTTAAATTTTAATCATCCAGTTAAAGAAATTATATGGACTGGTGGTCAAAATGATAGAACAGGGTTATTTGGTAGATTACCAGGTGGAACAGCAAATTATAAGACAGATGATTATTATTTAGATAAATTACAAAACAATAATATTACATATCAATTAATATTAAATGGTCAAGAAAGGATGAGTGCCAGACCATTGGAATATTATACTAAACAACAAGTATATGATTATCATACAGGAACACCAGTTGGATCAGGAGATTCTTATACAATTGAAGATATTCCATGTATTACTGATAATGAACCTTCAATATCTTTTAATTCAAATAACACTACACAAAAGCAAGAAGAATTAGCACCACCACTAGCTATACAAACAATAGAACAAGATAAATATAAACAGGCTATACTACAGACTGGTTTAGGACAAGCATCTAACGATGCTATTGCTGTTTATTCATTTTCTCTAAAACCAGAGGAACATCAACCATCAGGAACATGTAATTTTTCAAGAATAGATAGTGCTAGATTAGTTATTAATAATGCACCAAATGTCCAAGTGGGTGATAATAATCATTGCTGTTGTGATGAATATGATATATATGCTATTAACTATAATGTTTTAAGGATAATGAGTGGTATGGGGGGATTAGCGTATAGTAATTAAATTTTTAATATAAATAAATAATAATTATAAGTTATATATGACTGGCGGATTAATGCAATTAGTTGCCCATGGGGAACAAGATATATATTTAACCGGGAATCCACAAGTAACTTTTTTTAAAGTTGTCTATAGAAGATATACAAATTTTTCTATAGAATCTGTTCAACAAATATGGGAAGGAAATGATGGTATAGTTGAAGATAATTTAAATAATATTGAACGATTTACTTGGAAAATTAGTAAGAATGCTGATATGGTTTCTAATTTATATTTAAATATGACTATGGATTGTTCATATTATAATAATAGTGGGAATGATAATGGTATAGATAAGTGGCCTTGTATATTACCAGAAGGAGAAGATATCACAATAACGAATTTAACAAATAATAATCAAGTAATATGGAATCCAACACATAATATTATTGATACTATACAATGTAATATTGGTGGCATGAAAATAGATTGTCAAACAGGTCAATGGTTAGAAATATATTCTCAACTTACTGAAAATAATAATGACGGTGTTATTGGTAATATTGGAACAATGGAAGGTACTAAATTTCAAAAAATGTCTAAAAGTGGTGGTATGTGTCATTTTGATTTTAATAGTATCAAAGTAAATAGTTCTCAAATTAATAATTTTAAACCAACCGTAAAATTTAATGCTATTGTTCCATTAAGATTTTGGTTTTGTAAGTCTACTGGTGTATCTTTACCATTAGTTTCTCTTCAATATCATGATGTTGATATTATAATGGATGTAAATAAAGCAGCTTTAAGTGTAAATGGTGTAAATGGTAATGCTGGAATTAATTTATATAAAAATGAATTATGGGCTAATTATATTTATTTAGATTCTGATGAACGTAGGAGATTTGCACAAATAAGTCATGAATACTTAATTGAACAAGTTCAACATCAACATATTAAAGGTCCTTTGGGTGATATTTTTCAACCTATAAATTATTTTGAAATTAAATTTAATCATCCTATTAAAGAACTAATATGGACAGCAAAATATGATAAACAGTCTGGATTTCAAGAAAATTTATTAGGTAGTCATTATGATAAAAATGGATCAAATGGATATTATGATAATCCAATAAAATACCAAATTAAATTAAATGGATTAGATAGATTTACTGAAAGAGATCTAGAATATTTTACACAACAGCAAATATATGATTATCATTCTGGTAAACCAGTTCCAACACCTTCTTTTGATGTTTATGAATTAGGTTTTAATGCTTCACATAGTTTTAATGAATTTTCCCAAGGTTGGACAAATGATACTATAGCAGTTTATTCATTTTCTCTAAAACCAGAAGATCATCAACCTTCAGGGACATGTAATTTTTCAAGGATAGAATCAGCACAATTATTTATAAATTATACAAGTTTATGTAAGGAAACTAAAAATAGATATATTTCTAATGAATATAATATATATGGAGTTAATTATAATGTTTTAAGGATAATGAGTGGTATGGGTGGACTAGTTTATAGTAATTAAATTTGAATATATATTTAAGAGTATTATTATAATTATATACTAATATACTAATATAATATGAATAATGGTATTGTTAATCTGGGGAATACTTGTTACATGAATTCAATTATTCAATGTATTGTTAATCTGGATTTTCTAACTTTAGAAGATGAAACTTTTTTACAACAATCATCAATATTGTCAGAAAAAAATAATTTTGATTTAGTTAAAGAATGGTTAAAAATGTTAAAAGAAATAAAGAGCGAAGATAAAGTAAATGTTAATCCAACGGGTTTTTGCAAATGTTTTATTGATAAATTAAAAGAACATAATTATTATTTTATTAATTTTCAACAAAATGATGTAGGTGAATTCATGACTATCTTATTTGATTTATTACATAAATGTTTAGAATATAAAGTTAATATGGAATATGAGGGAGAAATTAAACATAGTTATGATAAAATAGCTGTTGAAAGTATTAAAGCTTGGAAATCTTTCTTTGATAGTAGTTATTCGTATATTGTTAAAAAAACATATAATCAATTATTATCTATTACTAATTGTCCAGAATGTAATTATTCAACATATAATCATGACCCAATACAAGTTATAACATTAGATGTTAAAGAAAAAGATACTAAATTATATGATATTTTGGATAATTATGTAAATTTAGATAAATTGGATGATAATAATAAATGGAAATGCGATAAATGTAAAAAAGATGTAAATCCTGAAAAAAAGAATGTATTTTGGAATTTATCTGATATTTTAATAATTCAGTTAAAAAGATATAGAATCGATGGGAACCGTATTATAAAAATAAATAACCATATAGATTTCCCTGAATCATTATGTATGAATAAATATAATATGAATTACTATGATAATTCGAATAATTATAAATTAACATCATTTTCAGTTCAATCGGGTGGAATGAATTTTGGGCATTACTATGCTGTCTGTAAAGAAAATGATAAATGGATTTGTTATAATGATACAAATATACAAGAAATCGACAATAAGAATGCTTTAGCTTTATCTCCATATTGTTTATTTTATAAAAGAATAATATAACTATATATTAAATGATATTATATAAGGATATATGTGATTTATTGGGGTTATCTTTATTAGTATATAGCTATGGAAGTAAGTTCAAATTAGAAAAAGATCAAAATATAACTGATTTTTTAAATAATAATAGAATAGATGATTTAACTATATCAGATATTCATAAACAAATTATAACTAATTTTAAAGAAAATTCACCATTAGGTGAAGTAATTGAATTTATAAATGATAAAGATTCAGATTTACAATGTATTATTACTAAGAGTGATACTAATAAAAGGATATCAGTTATTTTTAGAGGTTCAGAATCCTTAAAAGACTGGTCTTATGATTTAAGTTTTTTTAAGAAATTACTAAAAGATAATATATATGTTCATGGTGGTTTTTATAAACATTTAACACATAATGATAACCATATTAAAATCACAAATATTATTAAAAAATGTTTAATAGACAATAAAGATTATGAAATATATATATCTGGTCATAGTTTAGGTGGAGCTTTATCTACTTTATATGGTTATTTATTAGGACATGAAATAGATAATAAAGTAAATATTATATCATTTGCGAGTCCTCGTGTAGGCGATTATAATTGGAGAACATCATTTGATAATAAAGAAAATATCGAA